CAATCAGAAGAGATAGAGGTTTGTATGACTTCAGAGTAACGGTTTCTTCAGACACAGCTGACTTAGACAGAAATCAAATGACAGGTAAGATTTATATTAAACCAACAAGGTCTTTAGAGTTCATAGACATTACGTTCTATATCACTCCAACAGGGGCTTCGTTCGAAAATATATAATCTCACAAAAAATAAAAAAAGAAAGGGGGGTAATACCCCCTTTTTTATTTTTAAGATATTTATTAATATGAAAATTATATTAACCGAAGAACAATTATCGAAAGTTAAATCTTTATACGAAGGTTTTTCTAATATTGGGACCCCTGATATGAAGTATTATGCATTTGATTGGGATGATAATATTATGAGAATGCCAACTGAAATTGTTGTTCAAGATGAGAAGGGTGACGAAATTGGTATGTCAACGGAAGATTTTGCAGAATACCGAGTTAAGTTAGGTAAAGAACCTTTCGAATACAAAGGGAAGACTATAGTAGGATTAGCACAAGACGCTTTTAGAAATTTCACAACAAAAGGAGATTCAAAGTTCATACCCGATTCACTGAAAGCGGAAACAGGACCAGCATGGGACGACTTTGTAGAGGCGGTTAATGGTGGTTCAATATTCTCAATCATAACAGCTCGGGGTCATACACCAAGTGTTTTAAAAGACGCAGTATATGGTCTTGTAATGAATAATAAGAATGGTCTCAATAAAGACGAATTAGTTAAAAACCTTAAAAAATACAGAGAACTCACCGATGAAAAGGAAGGTTCAGATGAGGATATGATAGAGGAATACTTAAATATGTGTAAATTTTATCCTGTGACATATGGGGAATCCAAAGTGGGGGCTATAAATCCTGAAGAAGGTAAAATTTCTGCAATGAAAGAATTTATCACATACATTAAAGATATGGCTAAACACCTTCATAAAAGTGCTTACCTAAAAAATAAAGTATCTAATAATTTTATACCTACTTTAGGTTTTTCTGATGATGATGTTAGAAATGTAGAAAAGATGAAAAGTTATTTCGAAAAAGAACCAGGAAATATATTAAAAACTTATTTAACTGCTGGGGGAAAGAAGAAGCTATATTAATTAATATTTAAAAAAAAATTAAAGTAAATAGAAAATTTTTCAAACCAGTATATTTATAAAATATAAAAAACAAGATAAACTAAAAAAACTATAAAACAATGGCAGATTTATTAATGAAAATGCCCATACCTTACGAACCAAAAAGAGCCAATAGGTTCATTATGAGATTCCCGTCTACTTTGGGTATCAACGAATGGTTTGTGGAAAGTGCAAAAAGACCTTCAATCAATATAAAGGAAACCGAAATTCCCTTTCTTAATACTTCAACCTATGTGGCAGGAAGATTTACGTGGGATTCAATAGGTGTTACATTCAGAGACCCAATCGGTCCATCAGCAGCTCAAGCTCTTATGGAATGGGTGAGATTATGTGCCGAATCAGTGACAGGTCGTATGGGATACGCTGCGGGTTACAAGAAAAACGTCGATTTAGAGATGTTAGACCCAACAGGTGTCGTTGTCGAAAAATGGATTTTAGAAGGGTGTTTCCTAACTAAGGTTGATTTCCAATCACTCGGTTATTCAGACGACAAATTGGCAACAATTCAAGCAACTCTTAGAATGGACCGCTGTATATTGATTTACTAATTAATATTATTATATTTTTATACTAATCCCGTATATTAATTTGTACGGGATTTTTTATTGATTAAAAAAATATTTAATTTATATTTAAACGTAATGGGAATATAAAACCCAATTTTATATGAATCAAGATTTATACAACGCAGCAACAACCAACTTTAATCTACCACACGATATGGTACAACTACCAACAGGTGGAGTTTTTTATAAAAGTAAGAAAAAATCAATTAAAGTTGGCTATTTAACCGCCAATGATGAAAATATATTATCAAACGCTTTGTTGAATAATAACACCCAATCTTTCATTTTGAGTCTTCTTCGAAATAAAATTTACGAACACGATTTGAAACCTGAAGAAATGATGGATTCTGATGTTGAGGCTGTACTTTTGTTTTTAAGAAACACTTCTTTTGGTCCTGAATATAAACTTTCTTTAATTGACCCAAAAACCAATCAAAGATTTGAAACTTCTATTTTATTGGATGAATTAAATATAAAACCAGGTAAAATGGAACCCGATACAGATGGATGTTTTCAAACAACATTACCTAAAAGTGGGGATATTATAAAAGTAAAACCACTTACCTTTGGTGAACTAATAGAACTTGAAAATAGAGAAAATTCATATCCAAAAGGAAGGGATATTCCTAGAGTTACTTGGAGATTGGAAAAACAAATACAAGAAGTTAATGGAAATACAGATAAAGGGTACATCTCAACCTATGTTGTTTCATTACCAATCGCAGATTCTAAATTCATTAGGAGTTTTATAAACGAAAATATCCCATCGTTGGATTTATCAAAATCAGTTATCGCCCCATCAGGAGAAGAAGTAATAGCAAATATTACATTTGGGGTTGAGTTTTTTCGGCCTTTCTTCTAATCACAAACAATATTTGTCTGATGAGTTTTATCTTCTAAGTAGATTTAACTACATCTCTTTTCAAGATTTTTTAATTATGCCAACTTATATGAGAGAATACTTTGTGAACAAAATCATATCCGAGAGAGAAGGATAAGTTTTTAAGTTTATTGTATTTATAACAAATGGCCGACAACGATATATCTAGTGTTTTAAATGAATTTAAAGCTATAAAAGACGCGGTACTTTCAAATTTACCTCTTGGAGTTTTTAAAATAACAAGTGAACTAGATGCGTTAAGTTCTAGTATAAACAAAAGTTTTGGACAAGGTAGAGAATTATCTAGAGAAATAAAAACTACTATAACCGATGCGGTAAAGGGTGTCGAAGCGTTAGGTGGAGATTTAAAAACAACTGCGGAAATACAACTTGATGTTTCCAGAATATTGGGTAGAAATGTTATTCTTCAATCAGATTCGTTTAAAGATTTATATGCCGCCACACAAGTAACAGGTAAAGGCGCGGGAGAACTTGTTTCCGCCTTCAAAAATATAGGAATTTCAACATATCAAGTTGCCGAAAATACACAAACAATTTTTAACGTTTCAAGAGCACTCGGAGTTAACGCCCAAGCTGTTACAGGAGTGGTATTACAAAATATTGATGCTATCAATAAATATAATTTTCAAGGAGGTGTTGAAGGATTGGCAAGAATGGCGGCACAAGCAACATCACTTAGAATTGATATGAACACGACTTTAGGGTTTGCTGAAAAAGTATTTGACCCTGAGGGTGCTATTAAAATGGCTTCAGCCTTTCAAAGATTAGGGGTAGCTCAAAGTGATTTATTAGACCCATTACGTTTGATGGATTTATCACAAAATGACCCTGCCGAACTACAAAAACAAATAAGCCAAATGACACAACAATTTGTACAACTTGGCAAATCAGGTAGATTTGAAATTGCTCCCGATGGGATGAGAACACTTAGAGAATTACAAAAAGAAACAGGTATTGCTTATAACGAACTAACAAAGATGGCTTTAGGGGGTGCAGAAATGAACAGAAAATTACAAGAAATTAAATTTCCCGATGTTTTTACTGAAGACCAAAAACAAATGATAATGAATATGACGGAGATGGGACCTGGTGGTGTTTATACTTTAAAAGTTGACGGAAAAGAAATGGGTGTTAATGAAGCTATGAAATTATTCCAAGAAGATAAAGGTAAAATGGATAAGTTTATGGAGGCTAGTAAACCTAAGGATATGACTGATTTGGCGTATGAACAACTTCAGGTTAGTAAACAAATGGTTGCTGGTATTAATGAAATGGTGAGAGGTCGAGTGGCTTATCCAGCGGCTTCGAGTGAAGGGATGAATGAACTTATAACAGCCCTACCCCAAACTATAAAAAGTATGTCAAAATCTTTTGGTGAAATGTCAAGTATTAGTGTACAAAATATTCGCGAAATGATGGATAAGGGATTTATGAATTTAAAAGAAACCTACCAAAAGACAGGAGAACTACCCAACATAAAAGAAATGATGTCAAGTTTAACGGTTGCCGGAAAAGATTTAGGGTCTCAGATTGAAAAAGACTTAGGTGATGCTGGTAAAAAAATGCAAGAAGAAATAAAAGGTTCAGGTAATTTATTTGTTAAAATTCTTGGTGATGGAATTGAAAAAATGACCGATATTTTTACAAAATCAGGATTGCTCAAACCAAAAGATTTTATTTATTCGGAAAAACTTGGTAAGATAGATTTATATGATGAAGATACAATTGTTGGAGGAAGTTCAGACACTATGAAAAACATTGCATCTGTAAAACCAGAAATACCACAAATATCTTTACCGACAATTCCAACAACACCTATAACAACAACACCAACAAAAGAAACTTCAGGAAACATTGAACATAAAGGTGAAATTAAAATTGTGGTTGATGTACAAGCCCCATCTGGCGTAGATGTTGCTTCTTTGAATCGAATGTTCTCTGACCCAATTTTTCTAATGGAGATGAGTGAAAAACTAAAAAAAGTTTCTTCTAATTCAGTTTTCTTCTAAAAAAGAACAAATTCACTTACGTCAAATTTTTAAAAAAAAATAAAACTATCTATTTATAGTATAAAAAAAGTAAATGTCGGAAAGTACTCTATCATTTGCATCTAGTTCTTCGTTTAGAAACTCTCTTATGGGGAGAAACTTAGCGGAATACTCTATACAAGGTGCGTATTCTCCACCATCAGGACCAAAGAATTTCGAAGTCATTCTTTCAGACTCACCTGTGATTGACTCACCAAACGAATATATATCGAAAGATACTTTTTCCAACCGATTGTATCCTTTAAACAAGTACGGACCCGAAAGTGGTTATAATATTGAAATTAACTACAATAACGCACCTTTACCTGTAGATAGTAACCAAGGGGAATATAATCCAAATGACACCAATATGGATTTATTAAATGAATTCTATATTGATTTGGCTTATATAACCAACAAATATGGTCCTAACGATGGATACAACGATATGGTTGTTGTTACTGATATACAAAGAAATTCTTTAATATATCAACCTTACTGGAGTCCTCCGAGTTTTAGACCCTCTACCTACACACCGGCAGAAATACTTTTATCCAAGAACCCAACAGGTTCTGACGGACCAGTTTCTTTAGATTCCTATATAGCAAGTTTTGGTGCGAAAACACTACAAGAACTATTTCAAAGTACGATTGATTCAATTAATAATGTAAATAATTTAGGTGTTAATCAAATAAATGCGTTTAAAGAACCCTATATTGCAAGTTTGTACTCTACAGGACAACAAGGAGTAAAATCGTTAAATTTTCATATTACCGTTGCTCAAACAGCACCAATAAACCAAACAAACACATCAACAGCCTTACAAGCAACTTCACAATTTGTACAAAATGTATTAGGACAAACATACCCATCCTCACCGATACCAGGAGATTATTTTACAAATACAGGGTATAAAAATGACCAAAATCCACAAACATTATTAGCCTCAAATGCTGTAACAAACTTAACAGGAATTCTATTAGGTCCTAATTTGAAAATAGGTTTTAACCCTTCTAAAGTTTTTTTGGATAATACAGGTAGCGGACAAAAAACGGTACTTTTCACAAATCTTCAAAACAACAGATATCAACCACAATATGATAAAGATTTAGGTACCCAATTTACCGTAGGAAGTAATGTTTTACAAACTTTAGCGGGACAAGGTGATGTTGGAGCTTTTTTACAAAGTGGTTATTATGTTGGTAGTCCTAATGCGGAACCATCAATGATTAATTCACCACCCAATCAGGTGCCAGTTAATCCATATGGTCAACAAGAACAAGCGCCCGTTTATGGACCTTCTGAATTAGGTATTCTTTATGAAGGTGCAATACCGAAACTTGGTTTTACGTTTAATTCAAAACCTACCATAGATAGTGGTGGAATAATGGGACAATTTGTTTGGACTTCTCCGAGATATGTTGGTAACGCGGGGTTTAAAGCGACACCAGGAGGTGGAGCAGGACAAATCGCACCTGATTTCCAACAAATATCAAGTGATTTCAATCGAAATGAATCTAACCAAATTAGTTTCAGACCAAATTCTATTTTGGATAAGACCCAAAGATTAATTAATTCTGGTGATTTAGTTACAGGAATACAAAGATTAAAACACGTAGGAAACGCAATCAATCAAGTTAGTAAAGTATTCAATGATGGTTATAAAGAAATCACAAAAGGTTCAAAAGTTGTTTCATATGTTGATAATTCAACTGGGTCTGAAGTTGGTATTGAATATTGTAGAGTTTTTGCTAAAGATACTCCTTATTATACTTATCAGGACTTACAACGATACCAAGGTATGGTGAATGAAAATAGGAGATTTTCATACTCAGTATTAGATAGTACATACAACTTGAATATTGCACCATCAAAAGAGGAGTATGGTTCAACAAATATTGTTAATGGTAAAGTTAAAAAATATATGTTTTCGATAGAAAATTTAGCTTGGAGAACTTCAGGTAGACCTGGTTATACATATGATGATTTACCTTATAGTGAAAAAGGGCCAAACGGGGGTAGAATAATGTGGTTTCCACCATATGATTTGAAATTCAACGACTCAAGTTCGGCGTCTTTCAATAAAACCTCATTTTTAGGTAGACCTGAACCAATATATACTTATAAAGAAACTACCAGAACCGGAACTATCAGTTGGAAGATTATTGTGGACCAACCATCAATACTGGATTTAATAACATCTTACCAACTCAAGAATACATCAAAAGAAAGAGTAGATTCAATTTTGGATTCTTTCTTTGCGGGATGTGCCAAGTATGATATATACGAATTAGCTAAAAAGTTTAATACATTGAAACTATCAGAACTTGTAAGTTTACAAGAGTTATTAAATTCACCAAATTTAACTGAAACAGAAATTACACAAATTAATGACGAAATTCCCAAAGAAAATGTTGTTGTACCTAAAACATCAACTATCACAACAGAAGATAAGAAAGTACCGGTTAATACAGAAATAACAGGTCTAAAACAAACGTTTGATGAGTATGCATTTTATTTTGAACAAGACACACCAAAATCGGTGGAGAATTTTAAAAACCTATACGATAATTATGTAACAACACAAAATATTGAAACTTATCAAAAAAATGCGAATTCTTTATTTACATATGGTTCACCAAATAGTTTGACCACAACTTTTTTTGATAACATAATCAAACAAAATTTTACCAAAATATCTGAAGGGGCCAATAGTTACATAGAAAAAATCAAAAAAATTCTAAACGATAATCAAGGAACAATAACTATTGATTTACAAGGTTCAGCTAATTGGTCGGGTACTGATGACTACAACAAAAAACTTGCAGAAAGAAGAATTAATAGTGTAATTGAATGGTTTAAATCAACCGGCTTAGAAAAGTATATTACAGATAAAAAATTATTATTTAAATCAATAATCGAAGGAGAAGGTAGTATAATACCAAAAGGTGAATTAGGTGCTGGTGGAACAATTACTTGTACAGAAGAAGTTAAAGATAAAAATGGTAATTTGGTTAGAAAATATTCCGTTGACACGATTGCTTGTAGAAGAGTTAAGATTACAACTACATTCAATCCAAGTTCAACCGCGGACCAAACAAAAGATAAAACCCCAAAGACAACTGAAACCACAACCACAACAACTACTACAACTACAAATCAAACCTCAGGACAAGTTTCTACATCAAATCAGATTTCATCTAAAATAGTTACAACTAAACCCAAAAATACAGAAGACATTAAAGCAAAACTAAGAAAAGGTTTGGGTAAAAAAATTATTAGAAAATTATTAACAGAAGGGGATTATTTTCAAGTTTTACAAAAAGAAAATCCTTTTATATACGATTCACTCAAGGAAAAGTTAAAATATTTTAACCCTATTTTTCATTCGATGACACCTGAAGGGTTAAATTCAAGATTAACATTTCTTAATCAATGTGTTAGACCTGGTGACACTATTCCTGTAATCGGTCCTGATAATACAATAAGAAATGATAATGCTTTGAATACTTCTTTTGGAACTCCTCCAATATTAGTATTGAGAATAGGTGATTTTTATAACACAAAAATAGTTCCAAATAATTTACAAATATCTTATGACCCATTGGTTTATGATATGAATCCCGAAGGGATAGGTCTACAACCTATGATTGCAAATATAAGTTTATCATTTGATTTTATAGGAGGACACGGACTCGCTAATCCTGTTGAACAATTACAAAACGCACTTTCATTTAACTTTTATGCAAACACAGAAGTATATGATGAAAGAGCAACTGAAACTGATTTTAGTTTAACAAAATTGGATAAAGAACTTTTTGATTCTTTATTACAAGGTGAAGAAGGTGTGAATGAAAATGATGCAGTACCTTCAAAAACAAATAATGGTGGAGACACAATTGGTACTATTTTGACGACAGACAATGTAACTGGTGGTCAAACAGGTACTACTTCTTTCCAATCAATTATGGATGGATTATTAAATGACTCAAAACAATACTTTACAACAATATTTAATCAGTTAGATAAGATACAGCAAATATCTAATTATGGTATAGTTCAAATGGTAACTAAAAAAAGAAAATACGAAAAAGGAAAAATTAATAATAACGATGGTCAAATCTTCGGTAAACCTGACAATTTAAATACTGAATTTCAATCACTTTTCAAACTATGTGTTCAAAACGTCAATAATGGTACTAATCCAATTATTTCCAAATTGAAAAATGATTACCCGTCTATTACAGATAACGATATACGAGAAATCAAAAAAAATATGGTTAGTTATTTGAATAATCTTTCTAGTTCATTTCCAAATGAAATACAAATCCCAATACAAGAAATGGTTAATGTTCAAACAAATTTAATACAAACAATTCGTAAAATAAATTTAGTTTGTGATAAAACTGATGGTAAAATTTTAAATACGGGAGTCGCTTCAGTATACAATCTTAGTCCTACTGCCGATGTCTCGAAGGGTTCTACTTTCATTAGTACTTATTACGAATTAATTTCCGATTACAATCGACTTTATTTGAGTTCTAAACAATATATTCTTGATATGGTTAATGCCGAAATCATTAGAGAAACCAGTCCTGGTAATCCTGCATACAAAGGAACAGGTAATGCAAGTTTGTTATTGACATCGTATTTTCCATCGGAAGATGTAAATTCAATAAGTTTTTATATGGTAATGGCAAGAATCTTAACAAACAACAATAAAAAAGATTCATTCATATCCTCAATAATAAAAGGTCCTCTTAACGATGTTAAAAAATTAAAAAGTCGATTTACAAGTGTTGTAAATAACTTGGCGTCTAATTATATAGATGAACTACAATCAGAAGAAAAGTTGTTTGCAAAGTTCAAAACAAGTAAAACTTATAATCAATATTTTGAGGGAATTGAACAAACACTATATGTAAAAGGTAAAACTAGAAAATTTGAGTATACAACAATACCATCTGGAAATAATACCCAACAAAAACAAAAAATACTTGATTTATATAAAACATCTAATGTAGACCCTAATGAAAATACTTTTACAAATAAAATTACACTTAATTAAAAATGGCTAGTAGACAATATTATAACAGATATAATGAGTTTTTAATCGATGGCCAACAAACGGTTGTTCCATATGTTAATCTACCTTCCAAAACAACTGATAAAAGGTATATTTATAAAGTCGGACAATCCAGATTAGATAAGGTTTCACAACAATATTACAACACACCATATTTTGGATGGTTAATTATGATAGCAAATCCAATTTATGGGGGTCAAGAATGGAATATACCTGATGGAACAATATTGACAATTCCATATCCTTTAGTAGCTTCTTTACAAGATTATTCATCACAATTGAATAATCAATTCTTTTATTATGGTAGATAAGTCAGAAAATATATTAGTTGAATTTGATTATAATAATATTACCATAATAGACCCTAATAAGGTTGTAGATTCTCTTGGTAAAGTAAAAGATAGATATATCAAACAAGAAGATTTGGTGATGTATGCTAATTTGGAATGTAAAGTAATTCCACGTACTAAATTAGCGGTTGGGGTTGCGAGTAACGACCAAATCCAGACCGTTTCAGTTGCTGAAATGAATTTTCTAAAACCAGGTGGTAAAGATTATTTAGACACAAGTTGGACCAATGAATTGACAGGGAAAGATAGTTTAGTAGGTAAAGCTGAAAATCAGGTTACTTTAAAAAAAGTGAGCAACCCGAACAAAAGTAACGATACTTTTTTAAGACAAACAATGTCTACAGGAGGTAAAGTTGGTTCTATAGACAATAATTTACTAGGAATTCAATCCATACAAATTAAACAAGGTACAGATTTTTTACCTGTTATTACAATTAAACTAGTTGATATCAAAGGAAGGGCTTTATTTGAGGGTGCTGACAATTCTCCATATGGTGCGTTTTTCAATTTACCATACCCATTATTCCATTTAACTATCAAAGGGTATTATGGTAAGGCGGTTAAATTACCATTGATGCTACAAAATTTTACATCTAGTTTCAATAGTCAAAGCTCAAACTTTGACATAACACTAACATTTATTACATACAAGTACTCTATGTTGGCGGAAGTACAAATGGGTTCTCTTTTGGCTTTACCGTATATGTATAAGTCACAAGTTAATTTTGCTCCAGTAACCAACACTAATTCAGATTTCAAAACACTGAAACCAAAAAGTGTGTCAAGAGGGTATGAAAAAATAAAAGAAGTTTATTCTGAATATAAGTCAAAAGGTATTATAGATGATGATTTTCCTGAAATGACAATTAGGGACTTTCAAAATAAGCTGGATAATTTTTTGAAAAATATTATGGAGTCCTTAGAAAAGGTAACTTTGAGTGGTTTGACTGATTTGGACATTTATGAAAATAATCTAAAAGATTATCAAAACGAAGTTTATTATTCTAATAAATCGTGGTTCAAAACTTACGTTGATGAGGATAACTATTACGTATTGAATAGTAAGGACAATAATCAAAGAGTTTATTTATTGAAAAGTTTTATTAATACACCCCAAAAAAGAGAGGACGCTTTTTCTAAATTGAATACGTTAGTACAAAAATACAACAAATTATTATTAGAAAACCCAACTTTAGGATTATCAGGAAACTACAAAGTCGAAGGTAAAACATACAATAGTTCAATACCATTCGATATTAGTATCAACAATTTTTATTACCAAGTTTCTGGTGACCTTTTAAATGATGTTAACTTAGAGGAAACCTATAAAATAAGATTCAGAACATCAAATATACCTACCCAAACTCAACAAGAACAACTTAAGGCGGAAATAATGTACAAACAAAATATTGAAGGGGTTAGCTATATATTGGTTCCGCCGGATAATAATTCATTAGAAAAAGTAGAAAAATTTTATCCGTTATGGTTTGATACAAATCCAAAAACATTTTTATATAAAATTGATGAGATAACTAAATCGTTAAGAACGAAAAGAACTGAAATAGAAGGAAGAATAAGTGATGCTTTAAATAAGATTATACAAAGTAAAAGTTTGGGTATTGGATTTGTACCTTCAATAAGAAATGTGTTAGCGGTAATTTTATCAAACGCTGAAGCTTTTTTGAGAGTTATGGATGATGTTCACACCGCAGCGTGGAACAAATCTACAACTCAAATTAGGAAAAACGCAATTTTTGATAAAACAATTGCGACAGCATCTCCAGATACTAAAGATGTTGGTTCAGTAAATAGTGTCCCTGTTTACCCTTGGCCTCAATATATCGTTGCCACTTCGGGTGAAAATGGTAAAGAAAAATATGAAGTTGCTTATCCTGGTGACCCAAAATATATTAATAGAACTAAAGGATTTGATTATGACTCTTGGCCCGAAGTTGAATTTGTTGAAGAATGGATAAAAGGATTTTCACAAAGAGTTGATGATAAAAAAAACGAACCAGATTCATCAAACGAGGAAAATGATGTTAAAAGGATTACATTTAACGCAATTGAATTTCCCGTAAGAAACATCGTGTATTCAAACAAAGAAGAGGTAAAATTCTTTTTTGAATTATACGAGAGGATGTTAATATTAATTTATTATTCGAAGTTTTCTAGGTCAATGACCACTAACTTTGAAAGTGCGGTAAATTCCGTTATTACAGAGTCCGAAGTTCAAAATTTGGTTATATCATTAGGAACCGATAATCCATTTTTAACCCAAAAATTTACCCAATATGGGTTAAATTCTCAAAACTTTCTACCAGTTTTACAAAACTTTTCAAATGGAGGACAAGGACAAAGTTGGCAAAACTTTATTAGAGGAATTTATAACACGCCTTACATAAAAAATTTAATAGATAACTCTCAATTTGAAATAATTAATTATGATGTTTTTGACACTCAAAAATCAAAACCATTAGTGAGTTTAACTTTAGAAGATAAGTTTGTTGAATTTATTACAGGTACAACATCAAATCAATTTGATTTTACTGACATTTATCCTTTTACAGATTTAACTTGGATTAAATCCAATTTATCGGATGGGAAGGCTGTTAGTAAATCAGAACAAAGTTACGGTACAACAAATGTTTTGAAATATGATAAAACACAAAAGATAATTTCAAACTTCGAAAAAAATTTTGATAATCTAACTTGTAGACCTTTTTCAAATTTTCTTGGTAAAACAGGTACGGTACCATCTACGATACAATTTAATACAAAAACAAGTTTATCAACGTTTTACAAAAATAGAAAATATTGGAATCAATTATATACAGAAGGAAACGTAAGATATACTCAATATAATGGTGGAAAACTTTCCTATAATCAAACAACATCGATTCTAAACACACCATTTTTCATAAATGCTTTACAACAAGGTGTAGAATCTTTTGTTCAAAAAAACGCAAATCCTTATATAGTACCCGCTTACTATTTTTTAAATAGTTTACCCTTAGCAACTCTCAAAGAAAAGTATAAAACTTATAATAACGGAGCGGTAACAGATTTAGATTATATTTTTTCTACAATGAAAAAGTTTGGTGCGGTTCACAAAGTACCATACGCTTGGGTACTCAAAATGGGTTCAATTTGGTATCGATATAAGACATATAAAGAAACCGGTAATGACATACTCCAAAATTCTTGGACAGGTTTCAATGCTACGGAAAATTTTGACCCTGTAACTCAAAATAAATCAAAAGTTTATACTATAACTTTAAATGGTGTGACATATGATTTTGTTTTAGAAAGAAATGTGAGTTTGGGACCTGATTCATACACAACAATAACTACGGGTTTCTATCCTAAGACAATAAATGATTTATCCATTTTTTATAAAGGAAAACAACTCTACACTGGTTATACAAGCATCGAAATACAAAGTGGATTCACAAATAATATAAACTTAAGTTATGTACCAAACGCAGGGATAAATTACGGAAAAGGGTTTGACCCAAATAATCCAAATAGAGATTTAACAATAATTCCGTGGTCAATTTCTTTGAATACTGATGATAACAAATTTTTATATATAATACCATCACACGGGTGTGATATAAATCAAACAAAATTCGAATGTTTCAACGAAGATGGAAAAATGCTTGTTGAAGTTACTGGTAATACAGCAATGTATAATGGAAGTACAAGGTTGTTTTGGGTTTCACCTAATTATGGTTACTTTGATTCAAACAATATTGCAAAAGTTAAACCAGATGAGTATCTCAAAAGAATTATTGTTGATACAAACAAACAAGAAAACTTTTCATTAAACGGATTAAATTTAACAGGAAGTTCCTCGTATTCTTCAATTGAAGAAATCTTTTCATTATTTGATAAAAACGTTTTAGATGTATTAGAACAAGAATTTTTAAAGTTTACTATATCAATTTATGATTATAAAGAAAATGTTTCAATACCCGTAAAAACAGATGATATTTTACAAAAAAACAAAACCTCAGAATTGACAAGTCAAAAATATTTAAAAAATTTTCAAGCTTTTTTCAGACAATTAATGTTGATACCAAAAAATGAGGAAAAGAATCCTACCCTTTTTGTTGAAAAAATTATGGACGACCAATCTAAAAGATTCGGCGTATGGATGGATTTATTTATGAGTTACGATGTTGTTTTAAAATTTGGTAACCCATCTTTTTTTGATAGAAGAGCATTCTTTTCGCTTTCTTCACTCAATATGGTTGATAAAATAAAATATCAAACATATAACTTAACAACACCAAACGCATTACCATCTAATGGTGGTACGACAACATTAAGTTCATCAAAAATTAATCACCCAGCGGCTTGGGAAGCGTTGGAAAAATATGTTGGTTTTTCAACAATTAATGAATTGGTTTATAGTAATAATGGGTCATTTATAACCGACTTTTTTATTGATATGGATATAGCATTCAATGAGACAAATGTTAAATTATTTTCACCACTCATTAAATCTTATGCAACACAAAAATTAAAACAATTTAGAGAATCTCAAATACCACCAATACAACCATCGGCAACAATTCCTGAACCGATAATTGCTTATGCAACCTTGACTGATGGAACAACAGCACAAGTAATTAAAGGGCCAAGTTCCCTAATTAATATAATAGATAAAAGAAGAGTTAGATTATTAACTTCAGAAGGAAAGACAATAGATATATCCACAGCCGAAATATCCACAAAAACTAATCGAGAATTAATAGTCGACGCGATAACTAACTTTTACGGAAATATATATGTTAACCCAATAGTTGGTAATGTAACAGAAGTTCCATTACCTTCATATCCTTTGGTTCCAAACACATCCTCGAAATATGGTAAAAGAAAGTTTGTTAAAACTCTAAATGATTATTTGAAATCCACTGAAAAATTCAAAGATTCTGTATTAAATAACGTTTTAATTCAAGTTGGTACCCAACTACCTAAAGTAGTTGTTGACCCAATAGAGTCGGCTCCAAATACCGTACAAGGAACACCAACTCCACTAGAACTTTGGGATAGTTTCAAATCTTTTAACGACAAATGGATTTCAGGAACTGATGTAAAAAGTAAAACTCTATTTGAGGATATTATGATTTTAGATAGAGCAAACAGAGATATTGGAAATAAGTTTTTTGTTGATATAGAGTTATTAAAGAATAGAATGAAAAACATTCCAGTTACAATGTCAGTTAAAACATTTGTTAATTCAATACTAGAAGAAAATAGATTTGTTGTTATGAATCTACCTTCTTATATGAACTTTTATGGAATACAAGACCCTGTAAAAAATGGTAAACCTAAAGTGGAACCTTTGAATGAATTTGCAAACTCCTTGTTTGGGACATTTACCAATGTCGACTATAGAAATTCCACATCAAAAATGATTTGTATTTATGGTGGAAAACCAAGTAGTCATTTAGAAATAAATAAAAATATTGATTATAGATATAGAAATGATTCTTTTGATATTACAAAAGCGGCTGATAATCCTGTAGTAGATTCATTGAAAGATAAGACCGACCACGCGTTATCAAACAAAGTAGTTGGATTCAACGTTGATATTGGACCTCAAAACCAAGGTGTTTTTAGTAATTTTTCTGTCTCACAAGAACAAGGATTAGCCACCGCTGAATCTATGAGAATATTAAATGATATGGCTAATTTAGGTGGTAATAGAGCCGCTTCAACACAAAGTAATTCTTTATTCAACGTATATAAAAATAGAAGTTATAGTTGTTCGGTAGAAATGATGGGTAATGCTATGATTCAACCAACAATGTATTTTAATTTGAGATATGTTCCAATGTTTAGTGGTCCATATATGATAACAGGAGTTGAACATACTATAGGTTCAGGGGACTTTAAAACAAGATTTACAGGTGTTAGACAACCTGTTGCTAATCTACCAATTTTAGACAACTATCTACAAACTTTATTGAAGAGTTTGGTAAAAATTGTTAAAGATGAAATTGAACAACAAAAACAAAAAGCGGCAAGTGCAAACGCAGTCACAAGTGGACAAACAGCAAATTCCGTAAACGCACAAGCTTCTGAAGAAACTAAAACAGGAAACAACTCAGGATGTGTACCAACTATAACTAATTTCACAACTTACGAACCAACTATTGACCCACCTAGTACAATACTTTCAGCTCGCGATATGGCAACAAATGTTAGTTTAATTTCAAACACATTTACAATATCCAATAAAGACGCTTTGGGACAACTATTGTTCATTTCAGCGTATATGGCAAGTTGGAACGAAACTAATTTTAGTGGTCCATCGAATAATTTTACTAATCTAACTTTAACCACAAGTTGGGGAGGACAAAACACTTATCTAAACAAATCAAAAAAATATTATTGTGGAAAAAATTCATCAACAAATTTACCATTTGCGGTTTTTGAAAATACGGTTGATAATTTAGAAATGTTAGCTAACTATCTGAAAAATTACGTTGTGGCATCAAAAGTTGTAAAAGGTGATGTAGATAAATTAACTGACCTTTGGACTAAAAATGTGGCATCTAAAGGTGCACCTGTAGGCCCAGGATTAGATACACAATATATAAAAGAAAAAGTTAAAAAAGCTTTGATTTTATATGATGATTTATCAGTGTAAATTTTACCAGATTTCGATATATTTATAAAAAAAAGTTATGAACGTAAAATTATTATTAGACAATTATTTAGGCAAAAACATCAGACACACCGAAAAAGATTTGGGTGATGGTTCTAAACAAGTATGTGATTTAGATACTGGTGAATGTTATATCGTTAGAATGAAAGATGGTTTGATTGAAAGAGTTGATAATACGTTAAAAACAAATAAAAAAATTCAGGTTGAAACTTTACACGGAGTTAAACAACTTTTAAACGGATAATCCTATGAAAATAGATGTTAAAATTTTAGATGAAATAAACAGATATAATAAAATAAACACTTATATATCTGAACAAGACGCTCCACCACCATTACCTACAGGTGATGAAGGAGCAACTCCACCACCGGCACCTACCACAGACGTTCCGGCACCAGCCCCAACTGATACACCAACACCTCCAACAGATACCAAAGAACCTGAAAAAGTTGATTTGGACACTGATAAGGATGTAGAAAAAGTTGGTGATGAATCAAAAAATAAAAAAGAAATTGAAGTTACAGATTTAGTGAAATCTCAAAAAAATATACAAACAAAACAAGATGACTACTTTGATAATCTTTTTAAATCTTTGAACAACTTAGAACAAAAACTTTCAGATATGGATAAAATAATGGATAAATTAAATTCATTAGAAATGAAAGTTGAAAAATATAGAATTAAATCTCCTGAAGAAAAAATGGAATTAAGAACATTAGATTCAGGACCATACAATCAAAAACTAACTGATTTCTTTCACGATAAAGAATCGGATTTTGAAAAGTCAGGAAAAGAACAATATATTCTTACTAAAGATGATGTTGAAGATTATTCTCCGGCAGAAATCAAAAGGAGTTTTAGAAACTTTGAAGGTGACACTTTCACCAATATTTAATCAAAGGGGTCTGAAAAGACCCTTTTTTATTTGACTATATCTCATCATAGTTGTATATTTGTTTTATTAATCAACAAAAAACATACAATATGGCGACAAATTCCTTAGACGCAGTACTTTCGCAGTACGAACAATCGAAACAAGGTGGTTCATCACCTTACAAAATGTCTCAAGAAGACAGAATGAAAAAATACTTTGCGGCAATCCTCAAAGAAAGTGAAAAACAAGCTCAACGAAGATTACGAATCCTTCCTACTACAGATGGAAGTTCACCATTCAAAGAAGTTTGGTTTCACGAAGTACAAGTGGATGGTAAATGGCAAAAGTTTTATGACCCAGGTAAGAACGATAATCAACGTTCACCATTATCTGAAGTTTATGAAGAACTTATGTCTACTGGTAAAGAGTCAGATAAAGAACTGGCAAAACAATATAAACCACGTAAATTTTATATTGTAAAAGTTATTGACCGAGACAATGAACAAGATGGACCTAAGTTTTGGAGGTTTAAACACAACTATAAAAACGAAGGTATCTTAGATAAAATTATTCCAATATGGAGACAAAAGGGTGATATTACCGATGCAGAAACAGGACGTGATATTATTCTTGAACTCACTAAAGCTAAAACTCCAAAAGGAGCATACTATACGGTAATCCAGACCGTAATGTATGATGACCCATCACCAGTTCATAAAGATAAAGAAACTTCAAAATCTTGGGTTGAAGATTCTATGACTTGGGCGGATGTTTATTCAAAAAAACCTGAGGATTATCTCGAAGCAATCGCACGAGGAGAAACTCCACGTTGGGACTCAGATGCTGGAAAATACGTTTTTGCAAGTACTACTGAATCTGTAACAACTATAGGAGGTTCTAAAGTGGCTGACCCCCAAGCAAACGCTGAACCTGACGATGATATGCCCTTTTAACTAAAATTGCATGGACACTAGCATAGACAAAGTGTCCATGCTTTCTTATACTTAAAATATGAAAACAACTAAAACAATTATTGCAGTTCTAATTTGTCTGTTGATGACAACAAATCTGTTGTCTCAAAACAAAATATCCATATCCGCAAAAGCGGGTCTAAACCTAAGTAACACAAAAACTTTTATTGATACTACTTGGAATACAAAATCAACCCCAGGGGCCAATGTTGGAATAAATGTAACTTTTCCAATAAAAAGTTTATTTTTACAAACAGGAATTTCATTCAGTCAAAAAGGTTTTAATTATGAAACTACTGAAACCAATTGGAATGGAGAAACTATTAAATCAACAATACTGATGAAGACAGATTATATTGAACTACCCATCAGTTTAGGAAAAAAGTTCTCTATAAATGATAATATAGGAATTAGTATTCTTCTTGGAGGGTATTTAGGTTCAGCACTTTCAGGTAATATTACCCAAAGTTATGAGTATTTAGGACAAATTGAAAAAACTAATGAGTTAATGCATTGGGGACAAGATAGAGATTTTATAAGACTAGATTATGGTTACAATTTTGGAGTTGAGTTTAGTTATAAAATGATTTCTCTTGGTGTACAAAAAACAAATGGGATTTGTAACTTTATGACTGATGATGGTGAACTATACAATAGAACATTAACTTTTTACACATCATATAAATTTTAAAATAATGGAAAACAGAATTAAAGAAAAAATGTTTGACGCTTTGGTAACAAAGTATCGTGGTCAAATGTTAGAAGCTGAATCATCACTTATGGTTTATTTCAACTCTCCTGTCGGTATTGGAGAACATCCACAACACATCGAAGAAATGGATAAATTAGTAGAAAAGATTGCAAATGCAAAAGACAAATTGGAAACTTTCGAAGAGTTCTACAAATATAATATCAGATAATTATGGCAATTAAAAAGAATGATTTTAGTTCGGTAAAGAAAAAATTCTCTACTTCAGCAAAGTACAAACCACAACGTTTCTTTGATTTAGGAACAGAGTTTTTAGATGCAGTTGGATTACCTGGCCCTGCAATTGGTCACTTAAATATGTTTCTTGGTCACTCTGATACAGGAAAAACAACTGCACTTATTAAAACTGCGGTTGATTGTCAAAAGAAAGGAATTCTTCCGGTGTTTATTATTACTGAACAAAAATGGAGTTTCGAACACGCAAAACTTATGGGTTTTGAATGTGAAGAAGTTGTTGATACAGAAACAGGTGAAGTAGATTGGGATGGGTTTTTTATATTCAATAATAACTTTGATTATATCGAACAAATTACGGACTACATTAATAGTTTGTTAGACGCTCAAGAAAAAGGTGAACTTGAATATAGTTTATGTATAATGTGGGATTCTGTTGGTTCAGTTCCTTGTAAAATGACTTTTGAAGGCAAGGGGGGCAAGCAACATAATGCTAGTACTCTTGCGGACAAAATAGGAATGGGTATTAACCAAAGAATTTCAGGTTCTAGGAAATCCGATTCAAAATTTGAAAATACATTACTTATCGTGAACCAACCTTGGGTCCAACTACCCGATAATCCATTTGGTCAACCTAAAATTAAAAGTAAAGGTGGTGAAGCTATCTGGTTAAACTCATCTTTGGTATTTTTATTTGGAAATCAAAAGGATGCTGGCACAACAAAAATTACTGCTACGAAAGACAAAAGAAATGTTAAGTTTGCCTCAAGAACAAAAGTTTCAGTTTTAAAAAATCATATCAATGGTTTAGGTTATGATGATGGACGTATTATAGTTACTCCCCACGGATTTATTTCAGGAAAAGATACAACTGAAGAAAAAACTTCGATTGAAAAATACAAAAAAGAATATTCTGAATATTGGAAAAACGTTCTCGGGGTAGAAGGTGATTTTGATTTGAAAGAAGAAAAACCAGAAGAATAATCTATTTATAGTAGTGGAAACAAAAGTTTGTTCAAAATGTAAACTCGAAAAAAAATTGACAGAATTTAACAAACAATCAAGAGTTAAATGTGGTTTAAGGAGTAATTGTAGAGAATGTCAAAGAAAAGAAAGTAAAAAATACAAACTTGAAAACAAGGACAAAATAAAAAAATACAACGACGAGTGGAACAAAAAAAATTCAGAATACTATGAAAAGTATTTCAAAGAATATTATATTACTAATTACGAAAGAGAAAAACAACGTAAAAAAAATTGGTTCAAAAATAACAAAAACTATTTGAATAATTATAACAAACAAAGAAAAAAACGAGATATGTTGTTCAAAATTATTTCAGATATGAGAAATTCAGTAAATAGATATATCAAATATAAATCAAAACGTACTTTTGAAATCGTTGGTTGTACACCAGAATTTCTTAAGGAATATTTAGAAAAACAATTCAAAGATGGTATGAGCTGGGAAAATAGACATTTGTTTCACATTGACCATATAATACCTTTATCTTCCGCAAAAACTGAAAAGGAAATTTACAAATTATGTCATTACACAAACCTACAACCACTCTGGGTTGATGAAAATTTGAAAAAAAGTAACAAAATTGTAGAACCATTTAAATAAACCTAAGTGATTAAAACATTATTAGTTGACGGAAATAATCTGTTAAAAATAGGATTCCACGGGGTAAAAGAATTTTATCACGATGGTAGACACGTAGGTGGATTATGGCACTTTGTTAATACTTTAAGAAAGATTATTGAAGAAAAAAATTTCGATAAAGTAGTCGTTTTTTGGGACGCTCAAGGTTCTAGTTCAAATAGAAAATTAATATATCCCAAATACAAAGAAAACCGAAAAAATTCTTATACAGAAAGCAAGGAAGAATCTTACGAAACTCAAAAAAGTCGAATCAAATCTTATTTAGAAGAAACGTTTATTAGACAAATTGAGTGTGTAAATAATGAAGCGGACGATTTAATCGCTTATTATTGTAAAATTTCTGATAACGAGTTTAAAACTATTTTTTCGTCGGATGGTGACTTGACTCAACTTATTTCAGAAAAAGTTGTGGTTTATTCACCCCTATTAAGGGTAACCTATAAAAAGGGAGACAAAATAAAGTTCAAAAATTTAGATATCCCCCATTTCAATGTTTTAACCTACAAAATACTTTCGGGTGATAAGTCAGATAATATTGATGGAATACAACTTTTAGGTGAAAAAACTTTAATAAAATTATTTCCTGAGCTACTTGAAAAAGAGGTTAAAGTTTCAGATATTTTAACCAAGGCAGAACAATTACTTACAGAAGATAAAGATAACGTGGCTTTGAAAAATTTACTATCAGGTAAAACAAAAACGGGTATTTTTGGTAATGAGTTTTTTTACATTAACGATAAAATCGTTAATTTAGACAACCCTTTGATTACTGATGAAGGTAAACAAATAGTTGAGCTTTATTATAATGAAACATTAGACCCTGAAGGTCGAGGTTATAAGAACCTAATGAAGATGATGATGGAGGATGGTTTATTTAAATTCCTTCCCAAATCAGATGACGCTTGGGTTTATTTTTTAAAACCATTTTTAAAACTAACAAGAAAAGAAAAAAAGAAATATGAATCAAACAAGTAAACAACCAAATGAACAAGAAGTAACCAAATTAGAGTTTCTTCTTACGGTAAACAACAATTTTATCGTACAACGTTTTTTTAACGTAAAGGACTTCAATCCTAAAGCCAAATCTTCCGTTGAACTTTATGAGTTCATCAGAAATTTTAAAGAAACCTTATTCCACGAATTAAAAATGAAATCTGTGGTGTATATGTTGGATAATTCCGCTGAAATCTATGACAATCCTGAAGTTCTAAATACTTCATATACAGATGGACCGGAAACTTTTAATATCTATTTAAAACATAACGACAGAGTTATAATGCATCGAGTATTTGACGCGAAACTATTCCCACCCAAAATTAGATATACTGTTGATGTTAGACCACATATTAGAAATTTATTGTATAGTTTAACTGATATTTTTTCTTCAAAAAATTTAACTTTCCAATATATGGAAAATGTCCAACTTCAATAATATTTATATAATACACTGATAGAATTTTATGGCGGCGAATAAAAATTTTGAGTATTTGGGAAGCACTTTTCAGTTACAACTTTTAAACCAAATCATTGTTGATAAGGAATTTGCCCGCTCCATTATTGATGTTATCCAAACAAATTATTTTGAAAATAAGTACTTCAAAATAATAATTCAAATGGTTAAAGAGTACTATAAAAAGTACGAACACACACCATCTTTTGAAACTTTAGAACAGATAACCAAAGCTGAACTCCAACAAGAATCAGCATCTAAGATAGTATTAGATACTCTTGGTAAAATCAAAAATGCTCCTGTTGAGGGTATGGATTTTGTTCAAGAAAAAAGTAAAAAGTTTTGTAAACAACAAGAGTTACAAAAAGCAATGTTATCGGTTCAAAAAATAATCGACGGGGGTGAATTCGAAAATTATGATAAAGCTGAACAACTAATAAGAGAGGCCCTACAAGTAGGAATTGTTGAGGAAGGCTCATCTGATGTTTTTAGTAATCTTGACGAAGTTTTAAACGAAGATTATAGACATCCAATTCCTATTGGAATACCTGGAATTGACAGATTACTTAAAGGTGGTTTAGCAAAAGGTGAAATAGGGGTTGTTTTAGCTCCTACAGGGGTAGGTAAAAGTACTATGTTAACTAAAATTGCGAATCACGCATTCAATTTAGGATACAACGTACTTCAAATATTTTTTGAGGACAATCCTAAAATTATTCAAAGAAAACATATAACTTTGTGGACTAAAATTCACCCCGACGAACTATCTATTAAGAAAGATGATGTTCTTAAAAAAGTGAAAGAGGTAAAAGAAACTATGACCAATAAGTTAATATTACAAAAATATCCCTCTGATACTATGACTATGTTACAAATCAAGAATTCTATTCGTAAAATGACTGCTGATGGTATTAAAATTGATTTGGTTCTTCTTGATTATATAGATTGTGTTGTTCCTGATAAAAATTTAGGTGATGAGTGGAAAAGTGAAGGTTCGGTTATGAGAGCTTTTGAAGCTATGTGTCACGAAATGGACATTGTCGGTTGGACAGCAACTCAAGGTAATAGAAGTTCAATCTCATCTGAAGTTGTAACTACAGACCAAATGGGTGGTTCAATCAAAAAAGCCCAAGTTGGACACGTAATCATATCTGTGGCAAAAACTTTACAACAAAAAGAGATGAAATTAGCGACAATTGCAATAACAAAATCACGTATTGGTGATGATGGTATAGTTTTTGAAAATTGTAAGTTTGATAATAGTATGTTGGAAATTGATACAGAAAGTTCAGTTACATTTTTAGGACTTGAAGAAAAACAAGAAGAAAAAAATAGAGAACGAATTAAAGACCTTATGGAAAAACGTAAACAAAAAACACAATAATAATTATGGAAAATATATTAAAAGAAAACCCAAACAGATTTGTAATCTTTCCAATTCAATATAATGATATTTGGGAATATTATAAAATGCATCAAGCAGCATTTTGGACCGCAGAAGAAATTGATTTATCAAATGATATTAGAGATTGGGAAAATCTGTCTGATAATGAAAGATACTTTGTAAAAAATGTACTTTCATTTTTTGCGGCATCCGATGGTATTGTAAATGAAAATCTGGCTGAGAATTTCTATCGTGAAGTACAATATCCTGAAGCTAAGTTCTTCTACGGATTTCAAATTGCTATGGAGAATATACACTCATTAATGTATTCACTTCTTATTGATACCTATGTGTCAAACCAACAAGAAAAAGACGAATGTTTTAACGCGATTGAAAGATTACCTGCTGTGGCTAAGAAAGCTAATTGGGCTTTAGAATGGATTAAAAACGCATCGTTTCAAGAACGACTCGTTGCTTTTGCGGCAGTTGAGGGAATTTTCTTTTCAGGTTCTTTTTGTTCTATATTTTGGTTAAAATCAAGAGGAATTATGCAAGGACTTTGTAACGCAAACGCTTTAATATTCAAAGATGAAAATTTACATTGTGATTTTGCAATTCATCTGTTAAATAATCACGTTGAAAACAAACCAAGTGAAAAACGTATTAAAGAAATATTATTATCGGCTTTGGAAATTGAGAAAGAGTTTATTACAGAATCTCTTCCGGTTTCTTTAATTGGTATGAACTCAAATTTAATGAAACAATACTTAGAATTTGTTGTAGATGGATTGTTGTTAAAGTTTGGTTGTAAAAAACACTTTAATGTGGAACAACCATTCAAGTTTATGGAACAAATTGCGGTTGAAACTAAAGGTAATTTCTTTGAATCACGTACCGTCGAATATCAAAAAGCAAAATTAAATGAAACTTTAACATTTACCGACGACTTTTAATCTACTATCTTAATATACTATGATGTCTCTTAAAATTAAAAAAAGAAGTGGTGAAGACGCCGCTTTCAATCCTCAAAAAATTTACAACAGGATTAAACGTTCTGCAAAAGGACTAAATGTGAATTCTGATGAAATTTTTATAAAGGTTATTACTTCAGTACCTGTTGAAGGTGAAATAACAACAAAAGAACTTGATAAACTTGTTTATGAAATTGCTGCGGCTTATACAGGGAGTCATCACGACTATTCTCGATTGGCTTCTTCAGTGGCAATATCTTCATACCACAAAGAAACAAACCCAAGTTTCTATGAAACTATGGTTGAGCTTCATAAGTCGGGTATAATAAATGATGAACTAATGACTATGGTTAGTTCTTATGGTTCATCTGAAATTGATAAAGTAATAAATCACGACAACGATTATAATTTTGATTATTTTGCTTGGCGTTCTTTACACGAAATGTATTTGTTAAAGTTACCAAGTGGAAAAACCATCGAAAGACCACAACATATGTAT